CATTTTACCGGGTTGGTATTTACCAGCATTTGTACTTTGGGCGAATATTTAATAGATTGTAAGCCCTTAATATCGGCTACGCTTAGATCCTCGGCCATCAGTTTCATTTTCTGGCCGGCATCCTTGCTGATCACTTCTTCAATACCGTCCTGGGTTTGCCAGTCCTGTACAAAATTTTTGATGATAGTGGCGTTTTGGACATCAAGGGAAATTTCCTGGTTATAATTAAAGCGGTAGTAGTTCCACGAGCCTGTCAGGCCTATCCAGCGCATGTAAACGCCGTTTATATCGGGCGCATGGTCAACGCGTATGGTCTGGGTTTGGGTGAGCTGTACGGGGTTGTTATTGGTATCGTTATAAAATACAGCGAGTGTAAAGTAGTAAGCTTCGAGCGGCATTTCGAAGTTGATGGATAGCCTGTTTAACCCTAAGTAATTTAATATGGGCGTTGTGGATAGGTTTTGCGTTTCAATGGCCAGTTTTGAGCCGTCCTGGTTCAGTAGCCATGAGCCATCATCATTTAACAAGGTAGCGGTAACTATGCTGCCGGGGAGCGGCTGGCGGTTGATATCAAGCATTACTAATTCATAGTATAATTGCTGCCCTGCGAGTGTTTCGGAATAAATAAACGAAATATCGAAAGGGTAGCCGTTAGTATAGGCCGGTTCGGCGAAATCAGTGACCCATTTTGCCGGGGTTAACGATGTGGGAAAAGGCACATATTCGGCCAAATTGCCGCCATTGGGCGACTGTATCTGCCGGGCAGCATACATTACATAATAAGGATCGGTAATGCTAATGAAGGTTGAGGGGATGGCGACACCGGGTTGGGTGTAATCGTCATACTGCTCGGCATATTGAATGAAATAACTTGCGGACAGGTTGGTGTCGCGGAAATTTATTTGGGTGTAATCGCTGGTATCCTTTGCCTGTAAAAGGCTTTGGAGGAAATTGGAAATATCGGCAGTAGTTATACCCTGGTTATTTGGCCGGTTGGTGGATACGATAGTTTGGGTAACATTGGTAAGGGGGTTGGTATACGTGATTTTGGTCAACATTTTATAATATGGCCTTAACAAATTGATATTGATAAAGCCATAGCCGGTTGCCGTGTAAGGCGTATTAATGGTTACCGAATTGTTTGTAGCACCAGTTACAGTAAATACGCCAATATAAGGCCCTGCATTGATGTAGATGTAAATCGGCTGATAATTTAATAAGATAACACCCTGCAACGCGGCGTTTTGCACCACAGTTTGATTGTTATTGTAAGCAGTTACCACCGGACTCATATCGCCATTGATGGTTACTATAGCGTTGCCTGTAAGTGAATCCATTGCAACACTTGTAACCTCGAAATCTTTACGCTGGTAGGTGAATGCGATAGGATTGAAGGCGGCATTCCAGCGGCTAATGTTGCCGTTGATAGTTACTGAAGGATCGCTAACCAATAGGTTGGATGTAGAGGGTATGGTAACGGATTTGCTATCAACACAACCTAATGTGTTTGCATCTTTACAATAAAAAGTAACCAGGCCGCCCGGCAAGCCGGTAAATGTTGGAGATGTTTGCCAGGTGGTGTCGTCGATACTATACTGGATAGGCAAATAACTTGAAGTGGCGCTAACGGTTGCCTGCGCATCGTGTGCACCGATAGAACTTTCGGGTTTATCGATGTTGACGCTACTGATGACGAGGTCGCATTGATTTACAGGGGGATTACTGCCGGTATTAGTGCCATAGGAATCCAGTTTCCATGAGTTCAGGACGTTGTAGGTTCCTTCCCATATTTGCAATGTTTGCCCGGGGATGTAAAGGCTGACATTGATTGGTGTGCCGCCATCGAGGGTTTGGGTATAGGTTACCAGCATGTTGTTGCCGTTAACAGGGTCGCCGGTTATGCTGTCGACAATATTGATATATACGAACTGTTTGCCGCTGATGACATTGTAGGAAAATTGTGGAACTGCACTCATAGGGTTAGGTTTTGTAGTATTTGGTCGGTTATGTTTTCTGCGATTTGGGCCGATGATTCATCGAGCCGGAGGTTTATATTATCATCACTCAGCGGATCGGTTAGTATGCCGGGTTTGCCGGGATAGCCCACTTTGTCGATCTTCTTTTTTATAGCCCATGCAGCTTTTAAGGGTATGCCCTTGGCCTGGCACCATTGCTGTATGCGCTGGATCATGGGCGGGTTGCCGGGCGGCGCATTTTTAGGCGTTGGCCCGCGACCGGTTTCTAAAATTTGCAAATAGCCGGGTATTTGTAATTGCTGGCTATCTCCATCGGTGGTTATTTGTATTTGGTTGATGGTTTGCGTGCCGGTTATTCCTTTGGCTTGTAAGGAATTGATGAGGTCGGTTTTGATGTTGGTAAGGAGATCGGTTATGATGTCATTTTGGTTCATTAGTCATTTTTTAGTATCGAGTAGCAAGTATCAAGTAGTTAGTATGGAATGCAGTTTGTTTAGCTGATCAACGGGTAATACATGGTTGCCAGTGTCATGGTCAGGCTTACGCCGGTAGTATTAACATCAAACTTGTTGTAGACCGGGAGGCAGCGGGCTTTGTCGCCTGCTTTGATGCGGAAGTAACGGCCCTCGCCTTCGCGGTAGATGGCTGCTTTTACGATAAATTCGTTGGCCATTGCCAATGCCTGGGTTATATAGGTTTCGTTATCGGCGGTATACTGGTCGAATTCGGTTTGGTAGAGGAACTCCAAATAAATTGAGAATGTATTGTCGACCGAACCATTAATTTGTGGAGATACATCTACGGGTTGCAGCGGATACATAAAGACTACGGGAAATGCAGAGTCATCAGCTAAAAGATTGAGTTCGTTCGCTGTGCCATAGACAAATGTTGGGGCGGCGGTTAGGGTTTGGGTGATGGATTGGATCTGGTTGCGGATCATGGGATTGTTTATTGGTTCATTAGTTCAATGGTTCATTGGTGGATGGCGGGTAGATCACGCTTTGTCGCGCGAAGCCGGTCGCTTGTATAATAGATCCTTCGCTGGCGCTCAGGATGACAGGATGGGTATTTATCGCTGCGCTTCCAATAATTCGGAATAGCGTTTTTGGTACGCGGCTTCGGTTTTGTTTAATAAGAGCTTGGTCAGGACGCGTTCGTAGGGCATGTTGAGGATGATATCCCATTTGGTGATATCACCACCGGCCAAAGAGTTTACCGTGTTGATGTACTTGAATTTTTCAAACGCCTGGATACCTGCCTTTTTCTCCAGAACAGATGCAGGCGCTGATAAAAGCTTAGTTTCTGCCTCAATAAGTTGGGATAACAGGTAAAAAAATGTTTGGCTATGGGCAGCGCCTCCGTTACCCTGAGTTTTTTTATTTCGGCGGTGAATGCTTCGGCTTCGTATTCGTTGTATTTTTTGCCTGTGGCACGGCAGAAAAAGTAGTGGGCAAGCAGCTGGCTGCAGGCTTTTAGCGAAGGATGGAAATGTTCCTTCCAGCGTTCTTCGCCATACATTTTAATGGTGGCGTTTATTTCATCGGCTATAATATCGCTGGCGGCCATGAACGCACCTGCCGGTTCGACCGATAGGTTTTGGATAACATTTACCAGTACTGTATTCCCGCCAAGCGTAAAGCTGACCTTAGCAGGTATAGCATCGCTGTTATACAGGTGTTTTATTTGCTGTGACAGGGATTGTACCGATTCGCCAAATGCCTGGAAATCGCTGATGTTGCTTACATTTTGTAATTCCTCCATAGGAATGCCGGATAAAATGCTGATGGCATCCATATCATTTAAGTGATGGATCTCCTGCATTTTCATTAACTGGCCCAGGGTTACTTCATTTATCAGGGTGGGTATTTTCACCAGTATCTTCCCTTCGGTGGTTCGTAATATTTTCTCTATCATCAGTTCATGAAATTTGCAAGCGGTTGCCAGGCCTTTTCCCGATGTGGCAACCGGCTTCTGAATGTGTTAACGTTTTTTATTTTCAATTTGTTTAGCGCTATATATCTTAATGGATCAATTAAATGATTCCAGGTATCAACAGGTTCGTTAATTGTTTTGCCGGAGCGGTCGACCTTCCATTTGTAACGGTCCAGTTCCTTGCGCAGGTTTACGCTGCGGCGGGTAACGTTTATCCGGTAGCGTTTTAAAATATCTATGGAGTTCTGGATGCTGTCAGGGCCTTTTTTGGCTCCTTTCACATTCCAGCCCAAACGCTGTAATTCTTCGATGGATTTTGGTTCGGCGCTGTCGGCAATTAATTCTGTGTTTTTACTGAGGCCGGCATCTTTTAACCTTGCGGATATATCGCTGTTGGTTAACCCGGTTTCGTAAAGCAACTCATCTATCCAAAGCTCGCCGTTCTGCTTAAAAACTTCTATACAGCCGGTTTCGTCATTGGTATAGCCAAAATCAAGCCCGGCGGCAATGCGTTTGGCATCGTTGGGTATATCTTCACAAATGTGCCAGTTATTGAATACAAGACCGGTTATTTTGCCGGTGAGGCCGCGGGCATAAACTTTCCATAATTCGTAATCCTGGGCTTTGAGCGATTCAACCTTGTCTCTTAATGCCGGCGGCGTATAAGGATTATGGCGATGGTCGGATATGATCAATTGTGTATCCTTTTGGCCGATCACTTTTTCGTGTACCCAAAAATTACTGTTGGGGTTGTAATCGATAAAGACGCGCTCGCGGGTACGCAGCGCAAGTTCGAAATAAATATCCCAGGTGATGCCGTTGGCTTCGTTAACAAACAGGTAGTCTCTTTTTCCAGACTTGGCATCCTGTGCGTCACTATAGCTTTTAAATTCCATAATTGTGCCATTGTGGTACTCAAATATCCTGTCGGACCTGTTGTAACTTTTTATCATCGCTTTAATCGGTTCCGAACCTTCGTAAATATTTAAAGCATCGCGTAATGCA